AAAAAGTCCTGTGTAAATTCAGAAAGTTTTTGCTGTCCTCTCTGTTGTAACTTTGTAATGATTTCTGATTCCGTGAGCGCTTGCTGCTCCCCATCTTGTTCGGTCACATCCCTTGCATCAATGAAAGTTTCAATACGTGACAGCCCTCCGGCTTCACCAATCTCAACAACTCGCCGATCAGCCCCCTCACCTTGCCCGGCAATGTAACCAAAATTACGATAGTTGAAATCGGACTCCACAAAACTCAATTGTTTCAATGATTCAAACTGAGGACTAAAAATAACAGGCGGATTCTCTGTCTGATTAACCGTAAGATTCCGCCCTTCGTACACATCAAATATCCAATTTTTCTGTTGCAAGTCTAAGATGACATCCCATCCAAGCCCGCTCGCTTTCGAAATTTCAACGAGTTCATCGGCAAGATTTTTGAACCGCGATTCCCATGAAATAATGGAGCCACGTTGCTGGTCAGAAGTAATAGCAAGCATATCAATTTTTCTTTTCGCATCAACTGTATTGACGGTGTGATTATTGACGTAATGCTTCATGACCGTTTCTGCTGGACCGCTCGCTCGGTCATGACTGTCGTTCATAGGAGGAACAACAAGCCGTTGCGCCACGACTCCTTTCAATGCGATGCCTTTCACCAACCATGCTTCTGATGCTTTTCCGTTCTCATCAAGAGTAATCTCACGGTGCCGAATGATGCCAACTTTGTTGCGGCGTGCGCCGAGCATAATCAAATTGCCACGTTGGAGAAGCTCTGTGTGTCGTTTGTGTCGGTTTATGCGCAGTTCAAATTCCCCGACTTCGTACCAGCGACGAGTGAAAAGAAGGGATTCATAGTCATCAATTTCAGCTAACAGATCAAGTTGAGGTGTTAAAATTCGAATCGATTTCATGTTTCACCACCTAACAAAAAAGCACTGTAAACAAAACAGTGTTATGTCGCATTATCGTCCTACTGTGTAATTAAATCTTCTCTGCCTTTAGAAATTAAATAAGCGTCAATCCCTTCTTTAAGGTCTGGACGCTTGGAAATAACGTAATCGTATGTGTATGCACCGTCGATGATACGCTGTGCTAAATATGCTGCCATGTTACATACCTCCCAATAATAATTCATCTAATGCTTGTTGCATTATTTCAATTCGATTTTTTAGTTCTTGGTTTTCTTGTTCTAATAGTTGTATTTTTTCTTCCGGTGTTAATGGGCGATCAACATACTCAAACCACGCTGTTTTAGTGTCCTTGTCCGCTATTAATATGACTCCTTTACCTATCTGCTGTTCAGGTGCTGGTGGAATAAAATCAATTGTAAACAATGTATTTACGAAATCTTGAGGTAGCCCGCTTATGTCTCTTGTGACATAATTTACAACTCCGTTTTCATCAGTTTTCACATAATACATCTAAAACCCACTCCTTTATACATAAAGTGCTTTTGTCGCTTTAGAGTTACCATCGTGTAGCACAATGTAATCTCTGTCTGATCTCATATTAAACATTAAGTGCGCACGTGCATCAGGGTAGCCAACTGTGCAAAATAAGTACTTTCCGTTAGTCAGCGTAGTAGAGTCGACTTCAAATAGCGCTGAATAAAGGGCATTGCTGTTAGAGTTATTGTGCTTAATAAGCACATGGATGTACAATTTCCCGTTTTTCAGTAAAAGAATGCTATTAAAGCTGTAGAAGGTAAAACCTGCCGGTAATGAGATGTTGGCAGTGTTTAAGTCTAACTGGTTCATTACAGCCCCATCAGATATTCTAATCCTGTAGAGTTTTGGTACACCCGCATTAAGCGAATAAATATAATTACCATCATCAGATAGGTAAAAATAGTTTTGGTTTCCGTTTCCATTCCATAGATAAGTTCCGGGCATTACATAAGCAGAAACATAAGCTCCTGTACTTTCATTTATTTCAATAACACGGCAGTCAAGGTAAGGCAATGCAACCACAATTCGCCCATTACTGTTTCTTTTAACGTCTATGATGTTGTCGACGCTGTGTCCATTACTACCCAACATATAAATCTGTAAAACGTCAAATCCATTAGAAAGAGTCAAGTCGGCGTTTACATTTATTTTCTTACAACACAAGTATAAAGTACCACTTAAATTAATGGTGTAAAATATATAAATCGCACCGTTCACATATCTAGGAGTGAAATAAGTGTACAGTGTAGATGGCGCATTCCAAACGATTTCACTACCTGCACCATTAGCAAGTGTTAAATCCTCCTTCAGCAACTGAATTTTAAATTGCTGATACGCAATTCCGGTAAAGTTAATTATGACGTTTTTTTCCCTGCATGGGAACAGAAAGTAGGCGTCATACTGGCTATAGTAAATAGCTTCCTGTAGAATTTTACCCTTATTGTCAAAGACAGCTATAAAGTTCCTGTTGGCAGAATGGTTCCTAAAGGAGGCAAAATACTTATTGTTCAGTTTTACTATGGAATATAAATACCTAGAGTTGCTGTCCTCGTTTACAAACATCAATTCATAATAGGGCAGAGTTTTTCTATTGCCCCCAAAACGTCCGCCATGCGCCCTAATATCAATGATCGGCATTATTGTTTCACCTCGTTTATTAAATCACCATCGGCATCATAAGTTAGCGTGTATGTGTCTGTTCTCAATGCGGTTGTTCCATTAGAAGCATAATAAGTAATTGTCCGTGTGGTGTATTGCGGACTTGTTCCACCACTTAATACGGATCGTGCGTATAAAGTTCCATCAGTTCGTTTGTAATCCACCGTCGTAAAAATCCCATTAGAATCTTTACCGCTTTTATAAACACTAAAAACACCAATATTCCGCTGCATCGCTTCCGGCGCGGTATCGGTGTAGGCTTTCGCATTCGCTTCTGCGCTGTTCCACGCTGATCTCTCTGCTGCCGTAATGTGTTTCACATTATCAGCCAAATGCGCATTAAATTCCTCTGCAGAAGCAAAACCTTCATCTTGTATTCCTGTCATAAATTCGTCCCATTGTTGTTGGAATTGGGACGTTGGAATGCTTATTAATGAATAAACCAAACCACATAGACTCTCATCTAACCTTTCATCTATTAAATCAGCAGCATTTAAGGTCGATGTATTGGCCCTTACTCGGATTTGTGCAAGAGATAATTCGTAAATAAAATCATCACGTTGCAAATCGGGAGGAGCAGGATTGGAACTCGCTACCCCTTGCTTGACAAACAACTTAATAAATCGACTTTGGTTCCGTTTATCTAGCCTTAAAACAATTCGGTCTATACGGTCTAGCGTGGCTTCCGGAAGGGCGTGTTCTAAATATAGATTACTCGTATTCTCGTAAAGATAGCCTTGCATAACCGCCTTTCCGGGCATCACATATGTCCGCAAGTCATTGCCTTCACATTTTACCTCCAGCGCTGGGATATTATCTGTATGAAGCAAGCCTGTGCTCAACACACTCCCGAAATAATCCGCAAAGTCACTAGCTTGATAGGTTCGGGGATCACCCGGAGCTGAGTTAAAAAACTTACTGATTTCCGCCATACTCTCACCCTTTCTATACAGCGTTGTATAACTTGTTGTATCGAATATTTACAATAGCGCCTTGAATATCGCTGTCTGCGGAATATTCGATTTCGTTTTCCCCTACGACCAATTGGAAGAAGTTACTCTCCAAGTCAATCCAATTGAAAACATTTCGTTCGGCTCCGTCAGGTTGCACGAAATATACAGATTTCCTGCCCGGTGTTGTATCAATCTTCATAATTTCATTTTCGCCAAGCGTTTGGTTCACTTTGATAAATTCGCCTGTTGTTTTGTTTGTTATCTTCGGATTGACCGCCGGACCGTGAAACTCAACGTATATTGGTGCTGGCGCATCCCCGTCATTGACGATGATTCGATTGTCACGTTGTATCCCAATGTCAAACACACCCTCAAACGGAAATTGGAACAATGGTTCAAATGTCGGTTCTTCTGTTATCTCTGTCGATTTCCAATACGGATTCGGGCAAAGAAGATTCACCAACGCTTTTTGAAAGAATGACCCTCGATTTTCCCTTCCGCTCGGAAAAACCGGAACGCCATCTGGAACAGCTTCAATTTCACGTATCGTATCACCGTTTTCATAGTGAAGTGTTCCGGGACCGAGCTTAGGATTTAGCACCGTAGCAAGAAATTGACGTTGTTGTAGTAATGCCGTTGTGTCTCTTGTAAGAATCACAACTTCCAACGAGATAACTCGCTCCTGCAAAACTGAATGAATATAGGTGCTGCCATCTTGAAATGGGGCTTTCTGTGTTTGAATATCAGCATCCACATCACCAAGTCCACCAACACTTTGCAAAAGAAAAGGAGCTTTTGAAAGCTCCACCGATTGACCTCTTGCGTTTGTGAAAATGATTCGCTGCATGTCATAGCCCCCATTCCATTGCAAGTTGACGTGAGACTTGAAGATTTTTTCTAGCCACTTCTGATGGCGTTGGTGCTGTTGTGTGGAAATGGAAATGTTGTTCTATTTTTGCGCCGGCCGTTTTCGGAATGTTGATTGTGGTAGGAGTAGAGGCACCTGCAAAAGAACTAGCATTCACGTTCGGTACCGCCGCCTGCGCCATTCGGTTAGTCGCTGATACAACCGCA